ACGCGGTGCGGCAATGGCTTGACGTACCGATTTTTGACTATCCGCCACCGATTCAGGCAAGTTTTTGAATAAGTACTCGTGCAACTGTGATTTATGCTGGGATCGCACATAGTGCGGGAAATACTGTTGCACAAAAAATTCAAAGCCCGTTTCTTTATCAAGC